TGGAGGGAGCAATCGATGGAGATGATGAACTCGTTATACGAACTGAACTCAAAGGTGGCATGGGTAAGTATGGTAGGCTTCTTGGTTGGTTATATATTGGCGATGCTGAGATATCACTCAATGAACAAATGATTGATGAAGGGTACGCTTGGGGGTATGATGGTGGTACAAAGAAAAAAGATTTTGAAGAACTCAGAGAGATTCGTAGAGCATTAGGTACGCTAGACGCAGGTTAATGGCAGTATCAAGAGAAGAAATTTATCTAGGTAATCCTAATTTAAAAAAGGCAAATACTGAGATACAATTTACAAAAAAACAAGTAGAAGAATGGATCAAGTGTAAACGAGATCCAATTTACTTTGCGAAAAATTATGTAAAGATAGTATCACTAGATGAAGGTCTTGTTAAATTTAAGATGTATCCTTTTCAGGAAAAATTAATTAGAAATTTTCATGAGAGTAGATTCAATATATGCAAAATGCCTCGGCAGACTGGTAAGTCTACAACTGCTGTTTCTTATCTACTACATTATGCAGTATTCAATGATAGTGTAAACATTGGTATTCTGGCAAACAAAGCAGCAACTGCAAGAGAACTATTAGGTAGATTACAAACTGCATATGAGAATTTACCTAAATGGATGCAACAGGGTATTATATCTTGGAACAAAGGATCATTGGAGTTAGAAAATGGATCTAAAATACTTGCAGCATCTACCTCTGCATCTGCAGTTAGGGGTATGTCTTTCAACATTCTATTTTTGGATGAGTTTGCCTTTGTGCCTAATCATATTGCTGACGCATTCTTCAGCTCAGTATATCCTACTATCACTTCTGGTAAAACAACCAAAGTCATAATGGTTTCTACTCCTCACGGAATGAACCATTTTTATAGGTATTGGCATAATGCTCAACGAGGAAAGAATGAATACACACCAACTGAAGTTCACTGGTCAGAAGTGCCAGGTAGAGATGCTAGTTGGAAAGCACAAACTATTTCAAACACATCAGAGCAACAGTTTAAAGTTGAGTTTGAGTGTGAGTTCTTAGGATCTGTTGACACGCTTATAGCAGTTTCTAAATTAAGAACATTAGTATTTGAAGATCCTATACAGGATAATGGTAAAGGATTAGTTGTATACGAAGCACCACAAAAAGATCACAACTATATCATAACTGTTGATACTGCTAGGGGTATAGATCATGACTATTCTGCCTTTGTAGTATTTGATATTACTCAGTTCCCATATAGGACAGTAGCAAGATATAAGAACAATGAAATAAAACCTATGCTATTTCCTTCTATAATTGAGGATATGTGTAAAGCATATAATTATGCATATGCTTTGATAGAAGTAAATGATATAGGAGAACAGGTTGCAACTATACTTCAATATGATTTGGAATATGAGAATGTTCTCATGTGTTCTATGAGAGGTAGAAATGGTCAAGTAGTTGGATCTGGATTCTCTGGTAAGAAAACACAAATGGGTGTTAGAATGACACAGGCAGTTAAGAAGACTGGATGCTCTAATTTAAAAGCGTTGATTGAAGAGGATAAACTAGAAACTAAAGATTATGATATAATATCAGAGTTGACTACCTTCATACAAAAGAAGCAATCATGGGAGGCAGAAGAAGGTTGCCACGATGACTTAGCAATGTGCTTAGTTATCTTTGCATGGTTAGTTGCTCAAGATTACTTCAGAGAAATGACGGACAATGATGTTCGTAAAAGAATATATGAAGAACAGAAAGAGCAAATAGAACAAGATATGGCACCATTTGGATTTATTAGTGATGGACTAACTGATGATGAGTTTGTCGATGATGAAGGAACTAAGTGGACAGTAGACAAAGAGATGTCATCAACATATGGTGATATGTCTTACATGTGGGATTATTACTAATGTTTAAACATTTGAAACTAAAAAGATTATTACAAAAATCATTTCCAAAGAAAAAAATAACTATAATAGATAATAAAGACGGATCACAAACAATTTTAATATTATGATATTCGCATTCATACTATCACTATTTGCTAATCATCTACCAGTAATGTATGTGCAAGTACCCCAGTGGGCAGATGATTGGGCAGTGTGTGCTGTAGATATACCTGATGCTAGATGTCATTGGTATGTCATGTCACCTGACAATACATTTGGTGAGGGTTTTGATTGGGAAGAAGCACCTTGGTTTGATGCTAATGGATTAAATGATATTGCACCAATGCAAGCAAAGACAGTTGTAGAAAAATTACAGGAACAAAAATGAGAATAGTTATTGTTAGTGGTGGATTTGATCCTATCCATAGTGGACACATTGAACATTTTAAAGAGGCAAAGAAATTAGGAGACATCCTTATAGTAGGATTAAACTCCGATGAATGGTTAACTAGAAAGAAGGGTAAACCATTTATGCCAATAGAAGAAAGGTTGGCAGTTATTAGAGAATTAAGAATGGTTGATAGTGCTGTAGCATTTAATGACGATGACAACAGTTCTATAGATCTCATCAAAAAAACTTTAGTGTTATTTGATGATGTTTTATTTGCTAATGGTGGAGATAGGACTCAGGATAATATACCTGAGATAGATGCATTTGATAAAGATCCTAGAGTGCAATTTGCATTTGGGGTTGGTGGTACACACAAACAAAACTCTAGCAGTTGGATCTTAAAAGAATGGACTTCACCGAAGAATTCGATCTAGGTCATCTAGTTCTCCAAGAGAGAAAATGTAGATGCTGTAAAAAAGTAAAAGATTTACTAACAGAATTTTATAAGACTCATAAAGATAGAGGGAGCGTAGCATCTTCTTACTCATATGAGTGTAAGGAATGTACAAAGAAAAGAATAAAATTAAAAAGAAAAAAGTTAGATAATAATATTTGGATATATCCTGATTGGTAATGTTCACCCAGTGTTTCCCCGATGAAAACACCTTAAACAATAAATAATCTTAGGAATTTAGAATTCACCGAGGAGAAAAAGATGCCCCTGAATTTAGCATCTCCAGGAATAATTGTAAAGGAAATTGACCTAACCAATGGTAGAGTAGATCCTACATCTACAAAGTCTGGTGGTTTAGTTGCTCCCTTTGCCAAAGGACCTGTAGAAAAACCAACCCTTGTAGAAACAGAAGCGGATCTTCTCGATACCTTCGGTTCACCATATAGGGACAGCAATCATTACGAATACTGGTTAACTGCCTCATCATATCTTGCATATGGTGGTGTGCTGCAGGTTGTTCGTTCAAATGAATCTGGTTTGAAGAATGCCTTTGTTGGTACTGCTTCAAGCGTAATTATCAAAAGTGGTGACGATTATGTGACCAAGGGATATGCAGAGAATAACATTTCTAATGTTGTGTTTGCTGCTAAGAATCCTGGTTCATGGGGTAACGGTCTTAAGGTAGCAATGATAGATGGTCTTGCTGATCAAATACTAACTGGTATTGCTACTGTCTCTGTTTTAGGTTTCTCATCAACTGCTAATGGTGGTCTTGCTGCTGTCGCTGGATATGAAGATGGTTTAGCTCCAATAGATTTAACAGTTGGTCTCGGTGTAACACAAGCAATCCCTGCTAATACTGTGATAGCAGGTGCTGGTTCAACATCAGTTCTTGATGGATATCTTAAAGGGGTAATCACTGAAGTTGGAACAGGTCAAGTATCAGTTAAAGTAGTATCTCATGTTAGTGCTGCTGGTACTGAAACTTCAGTAGAATACACACCTGGTGGAGTTTATGCATTCACAGAGACAGGTAATGCAAGCGGTGGTATTCATGTTCATGTACAATCTGCTATCGGTAGTGGTAAGTTAGGTTGGCAAGCAAGCACAGTTTCATACGGATCTAGTTTTGGTAGTGGTAATTTCTTATCTGCTTTAACAGGTGCTGGTGTTACTGTTGGTGATAACCGTTATCTTGCTGCACAAGAATTTGCTCCTGGTACTCTTGATTATACTGGAGAGAAAGATTGGTTCGATAGCCAATGGTTCACATTAAAAGATGGAGAGAAAGTTTACTGGAATAACTTAGCTGAAAGACCAGGAACTTCTAATTATGCAAAAGAGAGAAACTCTAAGAATGACGAAGTTCATGTAGTTGTCTATGATGACTCAGGTAAGATTACTGGTAATGCAGGTACTCTTCTCGACAAGTTTACTACTACCTCTAAAGCAAAAGATGCTATCTACTCAGTAGGTAATGCACAATACTATAGAAAGGTTATTGAAATAGGTAGTCCAAATATATTTGCTGGTGGTGCTCCATCTGGAGTTATCACTACTGATCTTGATGGAGATTTCAATCCTGTATCTGATGTAGCATGGGATCAGGATACTGAAAATATTTCCTTTGCTGCGATTGGAAATTATGTAGCATCACTCTCAGGTGGTACAGATTACGGTGGAAAATCAACCATCGATACAACTGATGCACTAAAAGTAACAGTTGGAGATCTTTCTACAGGATATGATCTTTTAGCAAATAAAGATGCTTACCCACTAGATTTCCTTATTATGGGATCTGGTGCTCATGGTAAAGAAGAAACTCAAGCACTTGCTAATAAGTTAATTGCTGTTGCTGAAGTTAGAAAAGACTGTGTAGCATGTATCTCTCCTCACAGACAAGCATTCTTAGCTTCTTCTGGAGATGGAGAAGATTTGACACTTAAGTCAGATACAATTACATCTGCAATTACTAGTTTCTATTCAGCGATTTCATCATCTTCTTATGCTATATTTGATAGTGGTTACAAGTACATGTATGATCGCTTTAGTAAGCAGTTCCGCTATGTACCTCTGAACGGAGACATTGCAGGTATCTGTGCTAGAAACGATATCAACAACTTCCCTTGGTTCTCACCAGGCGGAACACAAAGAGGATCAATCCTCAATGCTGTTAAGTTAGCATACAACCCAACTCAAGTAGAAAGAGACAAACTTTACTCTTCTAGAGTAAACCCAGTTATCTTCTCACCTGGTGCTGGTATCATCTTATTTGGTGATAAAACAGGTCTTGGTAGAGCATCAGCATTCGATAGAATTAATGTTCGTCGTTTGTTTATCTTCCTAGAAAAAGCAATCGCTGCTGCTGCAAAAGATCAACTATTTGAATTCAACGATGAGATTACAAGAATTAACTTCATCAATATCGTTGAACCTTTCTTGAGAGATGTACAATCTAAGAGAGGTATCACAGACTTCGTTCTAGTTTGTGATGAAACAAATAACACTGCTGCAATCATTGACAGTAACGAATTCGTTGCTGACATTTACATCAAGCCAGCAAGATCTATCAACTTCATCGGTCTTACATTCGTTGCTACACGCACAGGTGTTAGCTTTGAAGAAGTTATTGGTCGAGTTTGATCTAACTTTATTAAAATCCCAGAGGTAAACATTAAATGGCCATTACTAACCAAAACCCACCTAAGACCGCCGATAGGACAATTGACAAATTTAAGTCAAGGTTGTCAGGTGGTATTGCAAGACCTAACCTGTTTGAGGTTGTACTTGCATTCCCAGACGGAGTAGTTGATGCTAGTGTCAACGATCTAGATTCAAAAGCTAGATTTTTAGTTAAAGCTGCTGCACTTCCAGCATCTAACATTGCTCCAATAGTAGTACCTTTTAGAGGTAGACAGTTAAAAATTGCAGGTGACAGAACATTCGATGAATGGCAAATCACTGTAATCAACGATTCAGATTTTGCTATCCGTTCTTCTTTCGAGAGATGGATGAACTCAATGGCAAAAGTTTCAGATACATCTGGTAATACTAACCCAGAAGATTATACTAGAGATGCTTATGTCTATCAGTTAGGTAGATCTGCTGTTACTCCAAACTCACAGGAGTCTGCATCAAATATGCCTATTCTTAGAACATATAAATTCTATAGTGTGTTCCCAACACAGGTATCTCAGTTGGATCTTTCATACGATAACTCTGATGCTGTTGAAGAATTTACAGTTAATCTCCAAGTACAGTGGTGGGAAGCTGCTGGAAATGGTGGAGATGTGGCCTGATAAATAAGAATATAAGTTAGTAAAAAACTAGTAATGGCGAAACTATTTGGTTTCTCAATTGAGGATAAAGACGAAAAGAACGCCAAGGGTATAGTCAGCCCCATTCCACCGACAGGTGAGGCTGGGGTTGATTATTATATTCAGGGTGGTTTTTCTAGTCAGGTTGTAGATCTTGAGGGTATCTACAAAACAGAACATGAACTTATAAGAAAGTATCGTGAGATGGCATTACACCCAGAGGTGGACAATGCTGTAGAAGATGTTGTAAACGAAGCAATAGTATCTGATACCAATGATTCTCCTGTAGAAATAGACCTAGAGAATCTAAATGCAAGTGATGGTATTAAAAATATTATCCGCAAAGAATTTAAACATATTAAAGATCTTCTTGATTTCGACACAAAAAGTCATGAGATTTTTAGAAACTGGTATGTTGACGGAAGATTATATTACAATAAAGTCATAGACATTAAAAAACCAGAAGAAGGTTTACAAGAATTAAGATATATCGATCCTCTTAAGATGCGTTATGTGCGTAAGGAAAAGAAGAAAGATGATAAGAGTAACTTATTTAACATGCAGAATGTGCATGAGAATGACAAAGTATACTTTCCAGAGATAGAAGAGTATTTTCTATACACACCAAAAGCACAATATCCAACTAACATTGGTGTAGCAGGTGCAGGATCAGCATTGAAAGGTATTAAACTTGCAAAAGATTCTGTTGCATATTGTACTGCTGGATTAGTAGATAGAAATAAAGGAACTGGATTATCATACTTACATAAAGCAATCAAAGCACTTAATCAGTTAAGAATGATTGAGGACTCTCTTGTTATATACAGATTGTCAAGAGCACCAGAAAGAAGAATATTTTACATTGATGTTGGTAATCTACCTAAAGTAAAGGCAGAACAATATCTCCGTGAAGTTATGATGCGTTACCGTAACAAGTTGGTATATGATTCTAATAGTGGTGAGATAAGAGACGATAAAAGAATGATGAGTATGCTAGAAGATTTCTGGTTACCTCGTAGAGAAGGTGGTAGAGGAACTGAGATTACTACATTACCTGGCGGACAAAACTTAGGTGAACTAGCAGACATTGAATACTTCCAGAAAAAACTTTACAGATCATTAGCAATTCCTGAGTCTAGAATTGCTGGTTCTGGAGATGGATTTAATCTAGGTAGATCATCAGAGATATTAAGAGACGAACTTAAGTTCAGCAAGTTTGTTGGTAGATTGCGTAAGCGTTTTAGTAACTTACTATTAGATCTATTAAGAACTCAACTACTTCTAAAGAATGTTGTTACCCCACAAGATTGGGATACAATGAATGAGCATATACAGTTTGACTTCTTATATGATAATCATTTTGCGGAACTTAAAGATAAGGAATTAATGGAAGGTCGTTTAGGACTTCTAGGAATGATCGAACCTTATGCTGGTCGTTACTATTCTACAGAGTATATTAGAAGACAAGTACTCCGTCAAAGAGATCAAGAGATCGTAGAAATAGATCAACAAATAGAACAAGAGATTGAAAAAGGTGTTTTACCTGATCCTAATCAACAAATGCTAGAGTTTGAACAGCAAGCTGCGATGGGTATGGGACCTGATGGTGCAGGAGGTGCGGAACAAGGTTTTGGTCCTGGCATGCCAGGTACACCAGAGCAACCACCTGGAATGCAAACACCTGCAAAATTACCTAAATCTGGAGAAGGCGAAATCTAATACTAATAAATAAGTTTATAACTCTAATGTTTTATTATGGAAGAACTAGTCAATATGATTGCTTCGGGCAATTCCGCAGCAGATATTAGCGACCAGATCAAAGACCTTTTATATGCAAAAGCCGCTGGTAAGGTAGACGATACTCGTCCTGCTGCTGCAGCAAGTCTTTTTGGAAGCGTTGAAAGTGAAGAGTCCCCTGAAGTAGCAACAGCAGAAGAGGAGCCTAATGTCTAGGATATTATTACTCGGTTCAGACGAGGTTAGTGTACCAACCACGGCTGGTACTGGGGTAAGTTTTACCCAAGCAACCTGTGTTCGTCTTTACAATGGCAATGCTGCTGACAGAGTAATCACCGTTCAAGAAACTAGAGGCGGTACTGGAGTGGGTACATTCACACTCAAAGCAGGTACTACCGAAATTCTAGAAAAACAAGCAGCGTTCACAGTGTTTGCTAGTGGTGCTGATGTTAAAGGTGTAAAAGTAGGATTTACTAATTAAACCAATGAAACTCATTACAGAAGAAATCGAAAATGTAGAAGTTATCGTCGAAGAGCGAGGCGGTAAAAAGTCTATGTTTATTGAGGGTATCTTCCTTCAAGGAGACTTGAAGAATCGTAATGGACGCATGTATCCGATGGACACACTCCGAAAGGAAGTTCAAAGATATAATGAAAGTTTCATATCTGGTGGTCGTGCTCTTGGCGAATTGGGTCATCCCGAAGGTCCAACCGTAAATCTAGATAGGGTCTCTCATAAAATAACTTCTCTAAGAGAAAATGGTACAAATTTCATTGGCAAGGCTAAGATCCTTGATACACCAATGGGAAGAATTGCTAAGAATCTAATCGATGAGGGTGTCAAACTAGGAGTATCATCTCGTGGTCTTGGTACACTTACTACTAATAACGAAGGTGTTAAAATTGTTTCTGATGATTTTCATCTCGCAACTGCTGCTGATATTGTAGCTGATCCATCCGCACCTGATGCCTTTGTACAAGGTATTATGGAAGGAAAAGATTGGGTATGGGATGGTGGTATAGTAAGAGAAAGGTTTGCAGCTAAGACATATAAGAAGGTCAATACTATGGTTGACCAAAAACAACTGGAGGAGAATAAGCTAGGATTGTTCCAAAACTTCCTATCAAATCTCTAACATTTTATAAATAAACATAGATTATAACAAGATCTAATCGGAGTGTTCACAAATGTCCGCTAAGGAATTACAAGAAATGGAAAATCCTGTAACAAGGGGTGCGAAGTCTGGCGACGGTATGAAGAAGGTTGATGATTCAACTTCTCCAGGAGCATCTGCGTCTTATGAAGATCTAGGAGGACCTACTCCTGAGAACTATAAGCCAGATAACGACTCAGCCAAGCTTAAAGAACCCAAAATCAAAACTGTATCTGATGTAGTAAATCGTGGAGCAGGTAAAGCTGATGCCATGCAGTCTATCGGTACAGAAGTTCTTAAGCAAGGTGACGAGCCAGCTAAAGAAGATTCAGCAGAAGTAGTTGCTGAAGAAACCCCATCCGAAGAGGAGGCAACTCCAACTGTGGATGTCGAGCAAGATCTTGCTGCTCTATTTGGTGGTGAAGAACTATCAGAAGAGTTTCAAGCAAAAGCTAAAACAATCTTCGAGGCAGCAGTAACTGAAAAAGTTAACGCTGTTAAAGAAGAAATGACAGCTGAGTTTGAAAAAACAATGTCTGAACAACTTGAGTCTACTAAAGCAGACTTGATCGAAAGAACTGATGCTTATTTGGAGTATGTCTCCTCTGAGTGGATGTCTGAGAACAAGATTGAAGTAGAGCATGGACTCAAGACAGAAATGACTGAATCATTCTTAAGCGGAATGAAGAGTCTTTTTGAAGATCATTATGTATCAATCCCTGACGACAAATATGATGTATTGGAGAGTATGGTCTCCAAATTAGATGAAATGGAATCCAGACTTAACGAACAGATCGAAACAAACATTTCTCTCAACAAACGCCTAGGTGAATCTACAGCAGATGGAATTTTCCGTGAAGTAGCCGAAGGACTTGCTGAAACACAAAAAGAAAAGTTGGGATCGTTATCTGAGGGTGTTGAGTTTGAGAGTGAAAAAGCATACCGTGAGAAACTAGTTACACTTAGAGAATCTTATTTCCCTAGTGAAACAAAAAGTTCCCCAAATAAAGTCGAAACTCTCTCTGAGGGTGTGACTGCCGAGGGTTCAGGAACAGAAGTTAGTGGTTCAATGAGCAACTATCTTAAGGCCCTTGGAATGGCCAAATAACTCGCAAATTTAATTTTCCCCGTACGATGTACAACGCAGAACAACTAATGGAGAAGTGGGGTCCACTTCTCGACGCTGAAGGGGTTGATCCTATTAAGGATTCCCACAGACGCTCAACAACGGCGGTTCTCCTTGAAAACCAAGAGCGTTTTCTAAAAGAACAACAAGCATTTGAATCAGGAAACGGAATGCTTACTGAGGCAGCTCCTACAAACAGTGGTAACGCTGTAGGTGCTTCAGGTGCATTCGGTGCAGATTCAGCATCCACAGGTCCTACTGCAGGTTTCGACCCAGTATTAATTTCATTGATTAGAAGATCAATGCCTAACCTCGTTGCATACGAGTTAGCAGGTGTTCAACCAATGAATGGTCCTACTGGATTAATCTTCGCAATGAGATCCAGATACACCGATCAGGGTGGAACAGAATCATTCTTCAACGAACCAGATTCTGCATTCTCTGCAAACAAGGCAGGAACTAACATTGGTCAGGCAACTCAAGGTGATTACACCGATGCTACTGACGATGATGGTACTGTTGGTTTCGGTTCTACTGGAGTTCAGAGAGGAACAAACCCTGCGATACTTGAAGGAACAGCATCTGATGCGGTTCAAGCACAGTATTCACTCGGTCAAGGTATGGCAACTGGTGACTCTGAGGCACTAGGTGACGGTACTAACGGTGACTTCAACGAGATGGCATTCTCCATCGAGAAAGTTACTGTTACTGCTAAGTCTAGAGCACTAAAGGCAGAGTACAGCATGGAACTTGCTCAAGACCTTCGTGCAATCCACGGATTGAACGCTGAGGCTGAGTTAGCAAACATACTTTCTTCTGAAATTCTTGCAGAGATTAACAGAGAAGTTATAAGAACAATCTATAAGACTGCTGAAGCAGGATCACAAGTCAATGTTGCCAACGCTGGATTCTTTGATCTAGATGTTGACTCCAATGGTAGATGGTCAGTTGAGAAGTTCAAGGGTCTTCTGTTCAACATCGAAAGAGATGCTAACAGAATCGCACAAAGGACTCGTCGTGGAAAGGGTAACATCATCATGACAAGTGCTGATGTAGCATCTGCTCTAACCATGGCTGGTGTACTTGATTACACTCCTGCTCTTAACGCTAACCTACAGGTTGACGATACTGGTAATACATTTGCTGGTACTATCAACGGTAAGTACAGAGTGTATATCGATCCATTCTCAGCAAACAGTGCTCAGAACCAGTACTATGTTGTTGGTTATAAGGGAACATCTCCTTATGACGCTGGATTATTCTACTGCCCATATGTACCTCTACAAATGGTCAGAGCCGTGAACGACGGAACCTTCCAACCTAAAATTGGATTTAAGACAAGATACGGTCTTGTTTCAAACCCATTTGCTGAAGGAACTGCTCAAGGTCTTGGTAGAATCACATCTAACAGCAACCGTTACTATCAGAGAACAGTTGTTAAGAACCTTATGTAAGCGAGACGCTTATATATTTCTCAAGAGACTCCTTAGGGGGTCTCTTTTTTTATGTGACGAAATAAAAACACCAAGATTAAATGTAGTTAAAGATACAGTTAAGGTGCTCTATATAATGAGGTTTATCTAGAAAAACTATGAAAGCATTCGCAGTTGCCCTGCTCGGTCTGTTTACGATCACACCGATAGCAGAAGC